ATCCTTCCAGGAACAAACATGAGAATTGTTAAAGTTAACGGATTGAATGGTCTTGATAACATCTACACTGGTAGAGCATCTCAATTTGTATTCGGAACTGACTTAAGTTCAGACTTTGAAAACTTTGATTTGTGGTATTCTCAAGATGATGATGTGATCTACCTACGTTCAAAGTTCAGAGCTGGTGTTCAGGTACCTTTCTTGAGCCAAATTGGAGTGTGGAATGGAACTGGTTCACCTAACTAAAAATTAACAAGGGAGTGGGTAACTGCTCCCTATTTATAAACATTAAAAAAATATAGCTTTATGGCATGTAATATGACAAGCGGATATAATGACAGAGCTTGTACCAATGGAAAAGGTGGTATCAAGTCAGTGTTATTATTTCCATTAGGTAATGTATCTGCATCCACAATTGCTGACAATGAGGTTACTGCGTTAACTGTTACTGGTGAAGTATTCTTATATAAGTTAAAATCTAACTTATCAAGCTACACTGCACCAATCAGAGTGAACAAAGGTAACGGAACTCTTTGGTATGAGCAAACTTTGACAATGATCTTAGCATCAGATACAAAGGAATTGCGTTCAGAGATTCACTTATTAGGTCAGAACGAAGTGGTTGCAATAGTTGAGAAAGCTGATGGCACTTATGTTGCATTAGGATTTGGTGAAGGTCTTCAGATTGCTGAAGCTTCAGCTTATGGCTCTGGTGTTCTTAAGTCTGACAGATTAGGTCATGATATCATCATGGGTGGATTAGAAAATGATGCAGTTCCAGATGTTGATCCAGCTGTTTACGCATCTCTACTTACACAGCAATCTCCATCAATTTAATAATTGATTAAACTCTTAATAGAAGGGAGGGCAGTGTCCCTCCTTTTTTTGTATATTTGAATTATGGAAATATTAAAGAAATACATTGGCACAATGCAGTGGTCAAATTTCCTCAAGAAATGGTTAACTATTGAAAGAGGCAAAGAGGACTTTTACCAATCAATTGGATTGATCCATATATTCGAGAGAAAAAAACCTAAACTAATTAAAAATGTTGAGAATACAGAAGGATACATCTTCAAATCTTATAGTAACAGTAACGGAACTGACAACAGTTAATCCAGTTTACTATCTCTTTGAATTTGAGCATGAGCAATCATTTTTAAAATACTATTGCATCCTTCCTAATTTAAGCACATCCACATCAAGATATGATGAGTTTTTGCTTGAGGATGGGGTGGATGTAACCTTTGATTACGATGGATATTACACATATAGAATCTATCAACAAACATCATCAACAAATCTTGATCCAGAGTTATCAGATGGCTTGGTTGAGGAAGGTAGAGCTCATGTATTTACCATTGACTCACCATCAACAGAATTTTCAACAAACATAACATTCAACATATATGAGTAAGTTAGAATCAATGTCATTCAGAAAGGACTTTGTTCTGCCAATTGAGGAGCAAGATAGAATGCTTGGCTTTATTAAATGGGGAAAAAAGAATGATTATCCTTATTTTTTAGTGGATCTTTTTAATGGATCAGCTTGGCATCAAGGAATCATCAAGAATAAAACTCACTACATTGCTGGTGGAGGTCTTGAGGTTGTATCTGGTGAGCTTGCAAGATTCATTGCTAATCCTTACTCTGATTTCAACATGAATGAGATAGTTGAGCAATTGGCATTTGATTATGAATTATTCGGAGCATTTGCTGTCAAAGGCACCTGGAATAAGGAAGGGACAAGAGTTGTTATATGGGAGTATCTTGCCATTGATATGATAAGAATATCAGCGGATGAAAGAATGTACTATCTATCAGATGACTGGACTGTTCAACAGCAATCAGCTGAGAAAACAAATCTCAGAACTATTCCAGCTCTTGATGAGAATAATAAAACTGGATCATTTATTATGTATTACAAGGATCCAGCTAAGAAAGGACGTAAAGAGCAAGGAGTTTATCCAAAGCCACCATACAATGGAGGTATCACAGCTATTCAGACTGATGTTGACATCTCTAAATTCCACATGTATGAATTACAGAATGGATTCAAGTCAGGAACAATGATCACTTTCATGGATGGCTTTCCAGAAACTCAAGAAGAGGCTGAGTCATTCAAGAATCAAATTAAAGGACCAGCATCCAACATTGAGAATTCAGGTGATATCATCATCACATTTGCACCATCAGCAGATCAAGCTCCCAGAGTTGAGAGTCTGACTGGAAATGACTTGGATAAGAGATATGAATCTCTTGAGTCAAGCGTTCAACAGAACATCCTTGTGGCTCATGCGGTTGTCTCTCCATCTTTGTTTGGTGTTGCTCCTGAAGGATCATTCAATGCGGCTGAATCAGCTGAGTTATTTGAGATATTTAAAAAGACTTATGTTGATACAAGACAAAGGAGAATTGAATGGATGCTTAATGAAATGATTAAATTATCAGGTGATGTTGGAACAGTTAAGCTGAGAGATGTTACTCCGATTGGAACAACTCAAGAGGCACCAGTGGCAGCACAACAAGATGCAGCATTCAATAGACAAGATGTTAACGCATTGATAGATATCACTACTAAATTGAATGAAGGAAAGATATCTCATGATAGTGCATTGAGCATTGTCTTGGCATCATTTCCAACCATTGATGAGGCACAAGCGAGGAGAATTGTTGGAATGAACACAGCTCCACAGCAATTGAGCTCATGCAAGTTTGACCATCAAGATGATGAGATAGGATACTTTGCTGAATATGGTGAATCAGCTAATCATTATGATGTGATTGCCACCTTTCCAATAGCATGGGATACTCCATCAGCTGATGTATTCTCAAAACAAGATCAACTATTTGCAACCATTGGTGAGATATCAGCTGAATTAAATGACTTTGATAAGAATGTACTTAAGTTGATTGGAGATGGTGAAGATTCAAATGGCATTGCCAAGGCTCTTAATTCAACTATTGAGGACATAGCAAAGTCAATGGCTAAACTTATGAGATGGGAGGTCATCACAAAAGGAGAGGTCACTGATTTAGGCAAGTCACTTGTCAGACAAGAGGATATTCCAATTGAAAGATTTGAGGTAAGATATGGATACAGGACCAGACTTGATGTCCCACCAGCAAAGAGTGGATCAAGACAATTCTGCGAGAGATTACTTGGCCTCAATAGATTATATACCAAGGATGAGATTAATACTATCTCTGCTCGAGTTGATAGAGATGTATGGAGATATAGAGGTGGATGGTATACCAATCCAGATACTCAAGCATCAACACCATGGTGTAGACATGAATGGATTCAGCAATTAGTTGTAAAAAGATAAGATATGAACTACCTACTATCAGTGGAGAATCTTAAAAAATTAGGATTGATACACAGCAATACAGATACAAAACTCTTGGCAGTTGCTATCAAGAGAAGTCAAGACATGCATATTCAGCCAGCTCTTGGAACTCCCTTATATCGAGCATTGCTTGATAGAGTTGAGACATCCAACTGGACTCCTGACTATCTAACATTGATGAATGATTATGTTGTGCCTTGCTTGGTTGCATTCGTTGATTACAGGGCAGCATTACTATTGAATGAGAAGTTAACTAATAAGACAACAGGAAGAGTGCAAGATGAGAACATTCAAGCTAATTCTCTTGCTGATGTTAACGAGCTTAGAGATCAGTTAAGAAAGGATGCATATTTTTACAAGGAGAGATTAGTTGGCTTCCTTATGGATGACCAAGCAACAAAATATCCAGAATATTGTGATATGTGTTCTGATCATTGCAATGAGTATGTCAAGAAAGATAAGACAGGATATAAACCATTGAACTGGATCCAATGAAATTCTCTAAGAAACAGATTGATAAATTAAAAGCATATCTCAATAAAGATGGAAAAGACATTAAACCAGTTAATGAAAGAGCTGGAAATAATAGCAACAGAACACAGGCAGATAAACGAATTCTTCCAAGGTGATTTTCTTGATGCTATCTCCAGAGATGCTGCACAATATCCTTTGATGGTTGTAACATTACAGCCTGGATCTATGACTGATCAAGCTGTTAATGTAAATATGATAATAACTATTTGTGATAAATATAATCTTCAGGAATATAGGCAAGTCAATGAGATTCATTCTGATTGCTTGAGTATCTGTAATGACATCAGAATCACATTCAAGCAATGGAGATTTGAGGAGTTCATGGATATCAATGGAGATATCACAACACAACCATTCATAAATAGAGGACCAGATGTCACAGCTGGATGGACAATCAATGTCAGTGCATCAATCTATGATTATAATGACTGGTGTTCAATACCATTTGATGATTATGACTTTGAGAATGGTAATCCTCCAGCAACCAATTGCGGTGATTTGACAACTGATTATGAGGTTTATGTCAATGGAACTCTTGAGGACAGCTTTACACAAAGCACAACAACCAATAACACTATTAATATCAACTTATAATGGCAACAACAACCATCAATTTGACAGCTCAGGCTTATGATACGATCAAGGATGAGAGCACAGCATTAACTCAGAGATCAATTTTAAAATTTGCTGGTGATGGAGTCACAGCAGCAGATAGTGGAGGAGAAACAGTTGTCACAATTCCTGGTCCATCAGCCACAACAAATGTGGGTCTCTTTGCTCAGACAGCTAATAGTACAGCTATCACTGGGACAAATGTAGAAACTACACTAATAAATGGAGGAGTAGGAAGTCTATCAGTGCCAGCTAATGGTTTCTCTATTGGTGATTCTTTCAGAGCAGTGGTGGCTGGAGTATTGAATGCTGCCAACAATCAGACAATCAGAATCAGAGTCAAGTCTGGATCTGTTATATTGCTTGATAGTGGAGTTCAGTCAATTACAAATATCACAAATGATGTATTCTCTTTAAATGTTGATTTCACAATCAGAGCTCTAGGAGCTGCTGGAGTAGCTTCTATAGTTTCATTAGGTACATTCCATTATGCTAAGACATCAAATGCAACAGTGCAAGGCTTTGCTTTCAATGTAGTAAATTCAACCACATTCAATACAACCATCAGCAATACATTAGATATAACAGTTCAGTGGGGTTCAAATAATGCTGGCAACTCAATTTTCTCTGATATCTTTATCTTGAATAAAACATATTAGCATATTATAATATGGAACAAGAGAAGATATTCAAATTAGACTTTAAGACATTCGCAAAATCACCTTTCACTTATATCTTTTTTATATTACTGACTATCCTTATATTTGTTGGAAGATATCTGATTAACTCTAAAGATCAAGAAATTAAACAGCAACAGCAAAAGATTGATGATTGTGATAATGAGAGAAAGGCAGATAAAAAATTAATGCAAGATATTTTATTTCAAAAGGAACTAAATAAGAAGCTAAATGGAGAGTAAGATATTAGTAGCTATGGCAATTGTAAGCAGTTGTTTTGCATTATTCAGTCCAGTGTCTGAACATAAGTATCAACCACATAAAAAAGATTCAACCACAATCAAGGCTGAGAAATATCTGCATGAGCTTGAGGAGGATAATAACAAGAAAGTTGAGGATCTTAAGCATGATGTTGATAGTTTGCTTACAATCAAAAGAAAGATTAAGATTATATATTTAAAAAAGGATTCAATATGAGCTACGATTGGCTAAAAAAAGAAACAGCTCCTAAAATATTGGTTGAGGCAGTCAAACATATTGGAACTAAGGAGATTGTTGGTAAGGCACATAATAAAAAGATATTAGGATGGGCTGAATCTCTTGGACTTAAGTCAGTATACACCAATGATGAGATTCCTTGGTGTGGTTTATTTATTGCTTATTGCTGTCATGCTCAAGGATTACAAGTTGTTAAGCATCCATTGTGGGCATTGAACTGGAATAAATTTGGAAATGTTGCTCAGGTGCCAATGCTGGGTGATGTGTTGACGTTCACCAGGAATGGAGGAGGGCATGTGGGGATTTATGTTGGTGAAGACAAAACGCATTATCATGTTTTAGGTGGTAATCAGAATAATTCAGTTAGCATATCTCGCATTGATAAGTCAAGACTAAGCCAAGCAAGAAGGACAGCATGGAAGATTGCACAGCCAGCCAATGTCAGAGTGGTCCATCTTGAGGCAAAAGGAATAGTAACAACAAACGAAGCATAATGAATAAACCAGGAAGACCAAAAAAGAATTTAAATATTAATATTGACACTAAAAATATTGATGTTAAGATAACTCGAAAAGATGGAATTACAGATGTCAAAGTTGATACTCCAAAGGTTGATATAGAATTGCATAAGGATAAGGACAGCAAGAGCCTCAAAATCGATTCTGAGAAGGTTGATGTGGAAGTTAATAATGGAGAGGTTAAGGTTGATGTAAATGAGCAATCTGGCTTGATAGGAAAATTTATTAAATTGTTGCTCAGAAAGAAATAATCACTATATTTGAAACGCATATCTGTTTAGTTTAAGGTTTAACCAGAGAAGGGGAGTGATTAATTTCATTCCCTTTTTTTATTTCTTCATTTGTTAAAATATGTTAAAATCATTTCATAAGTGAAAAAAGATATTAACTTTGTTTCATAATCAATTAACAAAAACAGATATGAAAAAATTTTTACCAGCCAATGCAGAGCAAAGAGATGGATTGATCTGCCTTATCATGATCCCAGTGATGTTATTATTAACCATTTTAGCTGCAACATTATGAGCACAGCCTATTATGAATACTGGTGGACGAGAAAGTCAGGAAGATTCAATACAAGTTTATATGATAATTTTTTAAGAGCAAAAAGAGATGCAGAATTTCAAAGTAACCTACAAAGTCAAGGAAGTCAAATGGACAATCCAAGAGAGAACAATTCAAGCCAACAGTCCAGAGGATGCAATCAGGAGAATGGATATGTGGCCAGAACTAATAATTAAAGTTGAGAAACAAAAAACAGAAAAGCCATGAACTTAAAACAAGCAATTCAAATTTTAAAGACGCACAACCAATGGAGGAGAGGGGCGTTAATTGAGCAAGCAAGTCCAAAAGAGTTAGGTATTGCTATTGATATCATTGTAAATATATTTGAAGATAAATCAAAGCTACCAAAATACAAGGTTTGGCTTGAGGATTCTGTTGAGGAATTAGGAGGATTCTGGTGGCATTGCTATCTTGATACTAACGGATGCTTACAAGACTTTGACTTTCCAGAAGAAGCTCCAGATAGTCTTGAATGGTACATTGATCATGGATATAAAGTTGAGGAGATATGACAATCAATGACATAATAAGAAAGAGATTTCCAAACGAGAGGACACAGGATCTTGCCAATGAACTTGGCTTGACTTATTCTCAAGTGGCAAACAGAGCTTTCACAATGGGCCTCAAGAAGTCACAGGAATTCAAGCAATCAGATTTATCTGGAAGAATAAACCTCATTAAAGGTGGAGAGGCTTACAGATATCAGAAAGGGCATGAACCATTTAATAAAGGTCAGAAGATGCCAGAAAAGGTATATCAGAAGTGCCAACCAACCATGTTCAAGAAAGGCAATAGACCATCCAATTGGAAGCCAGATGGATCAGTTGTTGAGAGAACAGATTCAACTGGAAGAAAATATCTGTATTATAAGATCAAAGATTCTTACTGGGTATTATATCACCATAAGATTTGGAAAGATGCTCATGGTTTAATTCCAAAAGGATGCATTCTCAGATTCAAGGATGGCAATACAATGAATTGTATGCTTGAAAATATTGAGCTTATATCAATGCTTGATAACATGAATAAGAATACCATTCATAGATATCCAAATGATATTCAGCAAGTAATGAAATTAAAAAGTAAACTAAATAA